ATAGAACGTACATCACCGCATCCATTACATGATAGTGACCTTAATACTCACAATATTCCTGTTAATACAGAAAGCACTACGGCAACAAATGAGCAAGATGTTAGCACAACTTGGGCAGAAAAAAGGGCAAAAGAAGACAGCGCAACAGCAACAAACGATACTAAAGTTAATAATTCAAACACTAAAGAAACTACATCGCCTATAAAACAAGGTGATACTGTTAACGTAGATCAATCTAATATAGTTACAATGGTAGATCAGGTTATAGATAATCCTGATTCTATAGCATTTGGTAAGACACCTGATTACAACGAACAACTTTATAAAACTATAGCTGATCAAAATGCTGCATTAGCAAAAACTGAAGCAGAAATGAAAGCTAATGGTTTAATTTATCGTGACCAATTAACTGACGCAGAAAGAAAAGTACACGCCCGTAATGGTAAAAAACCTATTAGGGATGGTGTTGCTATGACAGTTATTAACAGACCAACGGAAGATGAAAAACTACCAATACTTAACACAGTAGTTACTACTGGGCCATCAACTATGTTGGTTCTTAATTCTTTAAAAAATACACAAAATTTAGAAGATGATGATTTGGCTACTATTAATGAATATCTGTCATTTATAGCTGCTATGGAATCTAGCAATAGAAATATACAAAATGAGGCAGGTACTAAAGGCGGTGTATTTCAGATAAAAAACGATGAAATAGTAGAATTAATCAATTATTATGGAAACATAGCAAAAACAGCTAATCCTGAATTTGTTATGCCTAAGTTTTTTGAAGCTGCATACGAACATAAAGATGCAACTAAATTATCTTTAGATGCACAAAGATCATTAGCATTAGTAAAAATACTAATGAACCCTGATGCACAGGCATATGTATTGTCAGGTGCTAGAGGTGATAAAGATGCTCTTACAGAGTTATATACAAAATATTACAACCCTGCAGTAACAGTAGATAATTCTGCACGAATAGCTGAAATAGAAGCTAGACGTTTAGAAATAGAAGAAGCAATGAAAAATATAGATGTTGGCATACAAGATTTTAGTGCTGACACTACAGGTGTAATTAATCTTGATTTTGAAAATAAATCAATGGACATGTTTTTAAATGAATTAGATGACCTAGACGCAGAAATGGATTTGTTGACACAAGGCACTAGAGATCAAGCTGCTTTTAATGAACGTGTTAATCAACACATGGGGTCATGGAATACACTAAACTATGAATATGAACTACCAATGCTAGCAACATGGGGTAGTGACATATTAAAGCCTGATGAAGACGATTGGGCTATAACTAAATTTATGAAGGATAGTTGGGCAGGCCGTAAGTTTGTTAAATATACAGGCGGTGCAGGTGACAAAAACGTATTTGGCGCAGGATATTCTATGTCCACAATGGGTCTTATACAAGCATATCACACTGCTATTACAGAAGATGGCATAGACCCACAATTAGCATATGAACAAATATTTATGCACCAAGCACAAAACTTTCCGCAAGAAATAGTGCAAAGTGCTATTACCTTAACTGCTGATCTACCAATGATGGGTCTAGGATTTGTAACAGGTGCAGGTACAGGAATAGGATTAACAGCAGTTACAGGAGGTGCAGCAGCGCCTGCTACGCCATTTATAGCATTAGGTTTTAGTTTTGGATTACCTGAAACAGTGCGTGATGTGTATATGCGTGCTTTGTTAAATGGTGATGTAAACAATTTTGATGAATTGCTAGATGAGATTATGCGTGTTCAATCGCTAAAAACATTTGGTAAATATACAACAGTTGGTGCAGCTACATACGGTACAGGTAAAGCCATTAAAAGTATGGGTGGTAATCGTTACACACAAATGGCAGGTGAAGTAGGTACACTTGTTACATTGTCATCTGTTATGGAAGGCCAAGTACCTACTAGAAAAGATTTTGCACATGCTGCTGTATTAATTTTTGGATTGCACGGTGCAGCAAGTGGTATTAACAAACTGTATCATGTTTACAAAAAATATGGCGTACATCCGCGTGATATGGAAACATTGTCACAAAGACGTGAAGATGTAAAAACTGATTTACTAGACCCAGATATTGCAGAACCTAGGGCGCTAGCAGAACTTAACGAAGCATTTATTACAGGTCTTGAAGAAAAGGCAGGTATTAAAATTGTTGAACCATCTAAAGTAAATCCTAATCAAAAAGTAGCTATTGAGCCAACTGGTTCAAAAGAAGGTACTGTATTAAACAGGCAAGAAGTAAATGGTGAGGTAATACTAGAAGTAAAACTTGATAATGGCGATGTAGTACATGTTAAAGAAATAGATGTACGTGTACCTATGGAATCAGTTAACGAAGTAGTTACTGTTAAAAAAGATGGCAAAATAGAAATTACTGAAAAAGTAGAAGCTAATTTTGCTGAAAAACAAACTAAAGGTGAGTTTAACACAGACATTGTTGAGGTAAATGCAAGAAAAGCAGAGTTAGCTAAGAACGATAATCTTACTAAAGTACCTGAAAAAATAGCTAATGACATTAGACTTGTATCTAAAACAGAAACAGTAATTAAATCTAATGAAACTATTGGTACGCCTGATGTATTTGTAAATGTTAAAGCAATGCCTGATATTGCAAACACTATACAAACAAATCTTACAAAACCAAAAGTACAACTTAAAAATACTAGCGAAGTAATTACACAAAACTTTAAAGAAGTTACTAAACAAGATGCTATTACTAAGGTGCAAGAGGTGTTTCATGTGAAACAAAATGGCCCTAGTAAAGTAAAAGTTGATAGTATTGTATACCGTACTAACAAAGGTCAAAACATTGTATTTCCTAGAAGTGTTGTAGAAAATTTAACAACATACAAATACACAACAAAAGATGGAAAAATAGAAACAGGACAAACTAAATTTGGTGTTATTGATAACATTTTAGTTGTTTTAGAAAAAGATTTACAAGTTTACAAAGGCAAAATACTTGCAGCAGTTAGAGGTGAAAAAGCTACAGGCGCTTTAGATCATCAAGCTAATAGCTACTACAGAACACACATATCTAAAAAAGACCGTGTATTTCCTGATACAGACAATACATTCCGTACAGATGAAAGAGTATACAGCAGTAAAGGTGATGACACTTGGGGTGTACCTAATGAGCCACCACCAGAAATGCCTGTAAACGCATCATACAAGAAACTGTATAACAATGCTAAAGGGCTAGACACCTTTGATCTTGTAGAATTAGTAGAGGTGCTAATTAACAAATTGCCTGTTACAGAGCGTATGAACAAAGCAGGTTTGCGTGGTTATTTTCAATACGGCAAAGTAGTTAACGGCATACCACAAAAAATGTCTAAACAAGAGTTAACTGTAGCTGTAAATAAAGCATTACAAGAAAACCCTAAAGATTTTACTATGACACTTGCCCACGAAATAGGGCATTTAATTGATTACCTGCCTGCAGAAACTATGAAAAAGGGTAATATTCTAGGTTCTATGGCTGCCCTAAAAGGGTACATGAATAAATGGATTGACGGTAAAGCTGACGGTGCAAAACCATTAAGCCAACCAGAAATTAATGCTCTTAAAAAGGCTGCTGAAAAAGAAGCACAAGTAAAAGAACCTAAGATTGACAAAGAAATTAAAGAAGACCTAGCAATTACGCCAGAAAAAATCTTAGACATATTCCGTGACCCAGACATTAGAAACAAAATAGACAAAGAGTTTTATGATGCGTTTGTTAAATTAGATGGCAAACTTAAAAAACTAATTACTAAAAGTGCTATGCGTGGAATGATTGACCCGCATATTAAATCTTTGGTTGACCGTATAAATGGTAAAAAACCAACATCTGAAGCTGAAGCTAAAATGGGTGATCAAGCTGCAGAAATATTTAAACGTAAGTTTGAAGCAGAAATTAGAGAAAGAGGGCTAGTCAGTAGGCAAGAAATTACACAAGAATTAGTTAAATTATCAGCATTGTGGAAACCATTTAACAGACAGGCTGACCCTAACTATACAGCATACAGAGATAACCCGCGTGAATTAATGGCTGATTTTATGATGGCCTATCTATTACGCCCAAAATGGACAATGCTTAATGCACCTAAATCATGGCAGTTGTTTAACTACCATATGTACAAGCGTCCTGAAGTAAAAGCACAATATGAAAAAGTACAAAACGAAATAAACCAAGGTTCAGATGCACGTTACTCATCAATGGTAACGCGTATATCTAACAAGTTTGTAGACAGTAAAATTAAAATATTTGATGGCATGGAACGAGCATGGCAACCAAATAAATTTGACGGTATACAACTAGATTTTTTAGATACAATGGCTTGGTTTTATAGACGTTTTGGTGGCCAGAACGGTATGTGGGGTAAAAACAAAACTGGTAACAGCCGTTGGATGGACAAAGAAACTATGAACCTAAATGCCCGTATGGAAAATTACAGGTATAGACATGCAGGTATGCAAAGGTACGTAGAAACAATAGATGCCCAAGTTATTAGACCAGTAGAAGCAGCAGGCTACAATTCTAGTATGTTATCTACAATGCTGTTGTTAAGAAACTTAGCTGTATCACAACAACGTATGGGTAAAGCAAACCCTATGGGTCTGTGGGCGCAAATTAAAGCCATGGGCAAAGAAGGTGAAGCTATTGCTAATGAGTTTATAGGTGAGCGTACACCACTACAAGCCTATGAGTTTATGGCTAAAGAACATCCTATCCTAGATCAAGCTGCTACTAAATTTTATGAATTGCGTAAAACATATGTGCATCCATTGATTAAAGAAAGTAAAGCGTTTGACAAAGAAACCTTAGATAAAATTATTAACAATGAAGAATACATAACATTTAACGTTCTTGAATTTGCACTAAAAAGATTAGACAGATCAGGTGGTGCTAATATTTCATCAGCATCATTTAGCAAACAAACTACAGGTACAATGGCAGACATTGTAGACCCATTGTTAGCAACTATACAAAAAGATTCACTGTTAATGAGTGAGTTAAAACGTAACCGTATGATACATGATTCAATTTTGTGGATGCAAAAAAACAAAGATTGGATTGAAACGTTTGATGAAGGCCGTATGGTTAAATCAGGATATGTTAAGTATGGAACATGGAAAGATGTAACAGTACAAAAGGCTAAATACATTGACAAAGGTAAAGTAGAACCTGCACCTGCAGGCATGGAAACTATAGCATTTATGCTTAATGGTAAGTACCGATATTACCATGTAAACAAATTTGCAGCTACAGCATTTAAAAGAAACCCACATGAATTTGTAGGTGCTATGACTTACATGGCATCAGCTAATAATTTTTTTAGAACAATATTTACAGAATACAATCCGTATTTTTGGGTTAAAAACCATTTTAGAGATACAGGCAGGTCTGTAAGAAATTTACCTAAAGCTAGATATTTTGATTTAGTAGGAGGTGGTAAACATTCAATAGTTAAGTATTGGTTTAAATCTTTAAAACCTACTTGGAAATCTATTATGGGTAATAGAAAGGGTACAGAATTAACTAATTGGATGGAAAACCAAGGCTTTCTAATATCGCAAATGGAAGGCTACAGAGGTAAAGCAGGTGAAGCTGCAATACAAGAAATGTTTAAAAAGGGTATTCTTACACCCGATCAATTTGTTGTAGAAAAAATGTTGCAACGTATGTCACCTAAAGAATACGCAACATTCTATGACAAAACTATGGGTAGATTTTTTCAAGCAATTAGTGATTTTGCTAAATTTCAAGAACGTTCACATAAAGTTGCAGGTACTATGTATCTTAAAGATATGATTGAACGTGGTGAAATAAGCATGTCTACACAAGAAATGATGCTTAAAATACAAAGTGATGTAGGTTCACCAAGTTTCTTACGTACAGCAAAATATCACCAAGTAACTAATAATTTGTTTATTTTTTCTAATGCTATGAAAGAAGGTATTAGAGGTGACTATGTTAGATTACGTGAAGACCCTTTATCTGTAACATCTAAATTTGTAGCATATAACGTAGCGCCTAAATTAATACAGAAAGCTATGAAATATGGTATATTTGGTACAGCACTAGCTACATTCTATGCAGGTGTAAACGATTATGATGAGCAAAATTATATTGTCATACCATTAGGTTATACCAAATCAGGTAAACCTATTTACTTTCGTATACCGCAAGATGAATCAGCTAGAGTTATGAACGGCTTTATTGGTCTTGTTGCAGAAAAAGCATTTGGTAATGGTGAGATAGGAGTACAAAATTTTATGAAAGCATTAGAAAGTGATGTAATGCCAAGCCTAAACCCTATTATTCCATTAATTGCAGATACTATTGAATTTGCAAGTGGCGGCAATCCTATGGATAAATTTAGAGGTCAATACGCCCTAGATGAAGATGTATGGAAAGCACAAAATAATAAGACAAAAGTTGAAGCATTAAAATATATGTGGAATACTTACGGTGGGTCAAGCATCTATAGACTAAGATCAGATGACCCAACAGAGATTGTAGATGAGTTAGAAGAAATACTAGGTATACCGCTAGCAGGTCAATTAGCTAACGTATTTATTAAGGTAGGTGAACACCCTGTAAAAGCGGATATATTTAAAGACTTTAAATTGCTTGATAGAGAAAAGAGCAGAGAAAGCCTAGTCTTCAAAGATGCAATGAAAAAAATACTAAGTAAGGATGATACGCCATTAACGGAAGATGAAATAAAAGTGATTGCAAAACGTAGCGATTATATTAAAAACAATGTAATGTTACGTAACATGATAGGTAAGGTAACAGGTGGTACAGATTTGCTGCAAATGTTAATTAGCGAGGATGATATAAAGAAGAAAGCATTGATAATTAAAAATATATCAGAGTTTGTTCAAGAGAACCCTGCAGATTTTCCTCTGTTGTTTGTTGAAGAATGATGATATGATAGGAGTAAAGAAATGACTATATCAACTACAAATATAAAAAACAGTTACAGTGGTAACGGTAGTCAAACTGTCTTTGCATATACGTTCAAAATATTGGCAGATGCCGATATACAGGTAATTATCAGAGCAGCTACAGG